GGAACCATATCAATGTCTTTATCAATGTGTGCTATAACATAGTGCTCACCAGCTTCATAAGCTTCTTGCGCCCAGATAGATACAATATCATCTGCCTCGCAGTTATCAGACTTGAAGCATCCAGTTTCCCAAGCGTACTCTGTTACTGCTTCTCGTCTTTCCTTAACCTTAGGATCTATTTCTGTCTTACTTCTGTTACCTTTGTAGTCCTCAGAGATACCATACCTAAAGTTACCTTTACCTTTTACAGCTACGTAACCTTTGATACTTCCAGTGTCACGCATGATGGCATCAAGTGCCTTATCAAAGTATGACTTTGCTTGTGTGACAGAGTCTGTTGTCACTGCTATACGAAAGATGATTGAGTCAGCGTCTATGAAACACTTGTCATACTCCATCTCTTCTTCCATACAACTTTTACTAAACATAGTAAAGACTGCATCGTTATTATTGAACATATTTATTACTCTTCTTTAGATTATCGACTGCCTTAAGTATTTGTAAGTTGTTTTCCACATGTAACCCCGAGACAGTCTTACCTTGTAACGGGATTATGTGATCTACGTGGTAAGCTCCGGGTCCATGAATATCATTAAGATCTGCTGCTTCCTTATAGATTTCTTTTATAGCCTCTAAGTCAGCCCAGCTAGGAGTTCTATTAATCTTCCTTGTTCGCCTTAGCTTACCGTACGCGTTCACCAGACCTTTATTCTCACTCCTCCAAGTACGTTCCCTCAGTTTATAGACTTCAAGATTAGCATCTCTTCGGTCTTTGAAATAATCACTGGAACAACAATTGCATAAGTGCTTACTACTGACTGCTTGAGATCTTGTCCAATTAGCATCAAGAACTAAAGGTTCATCACAACTATAGCATGTTTTACCTTCAATCATACCAGAAACTAGTGGTGCAGACTTAAGCTTTAGCCTATAAACCCTTGAGATTAAGTTCCTACATTCACTACACCTGAGGAAACCCTTAGCTACACTAGACTTAGTCCAGTTCTTATCAATAATAAGTGGGTCTTCACATATACCACATATACCCTCTTTAATGGATCTCTGCATAATTGATCCCTATCTTCCCATCTCCATCCATACAGGTAACCCCCACAGACTTAGGCCCCTCACGGAATCCAGCTACAGATATATCTAGTACAGTTTTAGCATGTTTAGTAGGCGTAACCCATGCAGTCTCGTCATGATAGAACAAGATAGGGTACGTACCTTCGATACCTAACTCCTTAATCTTCTTGTACTGGTAGACTAACGCAGTCTTACACGTTATACCTTCCAGTGTTTGAAGTAAATAGTTTAGTAGCTGATGATCAGAACCTACAATGACACGCCTACCATCAGCACCTATGATGAAACCAATCCCGGTCTTCATCTTATTGTGGTTGTACTCTGACAGTAATTGATCTTTGAGTTCCTTAAGCTTCGGAAATGCTGCTTTGAACTTAGCATCTGCTTCTTTACCAGCCTTAGGTGACTTTAATCCAGTGACAACTTCACCAAGTTTAGTCATACCTGCGCCAAATAAGTAAGCGTATATAAAGTTCTTAGCTTTTGAACGTGAGATACCAAGGATAGCAGCATTTCGAGAGTGGGCATCAGTCCCATCAGATTCTTTACCCACAACTACAGAGGATGTAAACTTATCATCACCCATGTAATGTGCAAGACCTCTGAATTGATTACCAGCTGAGTCAGCACCCACTAACCTATGACCACGCTCACATGTTAATAAGGATCTTAGTTCCTTACCGTATTTTGCATGAACTCCGGGGATATTAACTATACCTCGGTGTCTGCAACGGAATGAAGGTGTACCAATGGTAAACATATCACCATGAAGACGACCATCACCCCACTTATCAACCATTTCTATCCAATTGTCAACCATAGCTAGTCTTTGGCGTAACATATAGTAGTCACTAATCATACTGCCAACTATACCTAGGGGTTCTAGGGATGTGTCTGTAAGTTTAGGTGACATCTTAATCCACTTACCATTTACTTTCTTGAACGTCCAATCATCAGGCTTCCAACCAATGTCAGATAGGTACTTCTTTACCTCTGCAAGTTGACCTAACCTTACTTCACTAAACTCTATACGGGAGAAGGGACCTGTGATAAAACTTTCAGAAGCCTTAATCTTATCATCTAGCTCATACCAATCAGTTATAAGTTTGAAATAAGTACCGTTCTTCTTTACAATTTTATCTACTTCTCTTGTTCCTTTGAGCATACATACATTGCCAAGCTTTGGCTCAAGCTCATCTTCGATAGCGTGAAGCTTCCATGTTAAGTCTCGTTTAAGAACCTTAGCTTTGGACATATTAAACAGCCAACCTTTAGCTGTGATATCAGCATTAACTATTGCAAAGTCATGCTCTAATATCAGTGCTTGTTTGAATTCAGGTCGTGCTTTAATTTGTATTGATGCTTCACGGGCTAATCTTTTGTATACCAGAGTATTCAATGTAACGTCTTGTATACAATATGTCAGCATCTCTTGGTTGTAATTAGTCCAATCGTTGTAATCACCCTTAGGATATTCAAAGAATTCACCCCAACCTTTAAGCCCATGTCTATGTGTACGTTGGAACATACATAACTGTGACATTATGAGTGTATCCCATATAGTCTGAGAGGGCCTAGGAGTCCATCCTAGCAGTCTTTTAAGAACTGGTAGGTCATATCCAATTATGTTGTGACCTGCTATTAGATCGGCTTCTAGGAGCTTCTGTAGCCCTTCTGATAGTGAGGGTAGTTTATCATCATAATCTGAGTAAGAATATACCTCTTCAGTGTCGATATCTTGCATTACAAGACACCATATTTTATCTACTTCGGGTATAAGACCATTGGTTTCTAGATCCCATATTAGTTTAGTTGTCATAGGTAGTCCTCCAAGACTAGTAAGCAGTTTACAGTGACCTTGCTTAGGTCAATTAGTTATTCTACCAGCCCCATGAGGAGCCAGACATTCCATCTGCTGAGTAATCGGTCACACGTCCTTCAAAGAAGTTCTTGAAGCTGTCACCATTAAGAACCCAATCAAGCCAAGGTAATGGGTTTGATTCAATATCCCAATTGGGTTTGAGTCCTAGGTTAGTTAGTCGTCTGTCTGCGATGTATCTGATGTAGAGTTTGACTTCTTCTGAAGTGAGTCCCTCCATAGGTCCCATTTCAAATGCAAGGTCAATAACTTTGTCTTCAAGATGGACAGCAGTTCGGTACATTTCGTATACAGATAATTTAAACTCATCATTAACAACCTCCGGGTTTTCATGTGTGTATGTTCGGAACAATTCAGTCATACCTGCAACATGCATTGTCTCGTCACGAATAGACCACTCAACAATCTCACACATTCCTTTAAGTTTACCATATCTTTGGAAGTTTAATAGCATTACAAATGCAGAAAACAGTGACATACCTTCATTACATACAGTCTGTGCCAGTGATTTAGCTAAGCCTTGCTTAGTATCTGGGTCAAATGTCTGCATAAACTCAAGTTTGTCGGCCATTTCTTTGTATTCTAGGAATGCAGTGTACTCTGCTTCAGGAAAACCTAAAGTATCGTTGAGAAGTGCATAGGAACGCATGTGTACAGTCTCTCTGTGTGCGAAAGACAGCATCATCATACGTGCTTCATTGTTTTTAATACGTGGTAGGAACACATCTACGTAACTACCACCTACTATTACATCAGATTGTGTGAATAATCTTAGGATTTGGGTGATAAAGTTCTTTTCTGACAGAGAAATCTTGCCAGACTTCCATTGTACTACGTCCTCATTAAGATCACATTCCCATTCACCCCAATGTAATTTGTCATGTTCCACTGCTTGGTTGACAAAGCTGGCATAATTGAAGGGTTTATAGGCAGGTGATGCAGTTATTAAGCTCATTTATTAGTTATCCTTGGCATGATAGGCACTCATCCTCTTCAGTTTCATAGTCTTTTAAGGCTACACGGGTAGGTTTGAAGCTAACTGTGTCTGCTTTAGCACCTGCACTTGTCCGAAGATAGTAAAGTCCTTTTAGTTTCTTGTTAAATGCACGAATATGCACCTCGTTTACGTACGCTTTGTCGGTTCCAGAAGGAAAGAATAAATTAACAGACTGTCCTTGACATATAAATGGCTGTCGTGTTGCTGCATGGTCTATAACCCACCTCTGATCTAGCTCGAAAGCTGTTTTAAAGATTTGTTTATCCCAATCATCCATCCATTCTAGGTGTTGTACACTTCCTTCGTTTAGTATTATTGATTTCCATTGCTTTTCAAGCCATTCATCATCATCGTTATAACCTTTAAGTACTAATGCAAGGTACGGGTTTTTAACTAAGTGAGCACCTACTCTTGTACGATGTGTAAATGCATTAGATTTAAGTGGTTCTATTGATGCTGAGCAACCAGCAATTATAGATGAGTTAGCATTAGGTGCAATAGCTAACAAATGTGAGTTTCTTATTCCATCTATATCTGGACATGAACCACGTTCTTCTGCTAAGTACACTGATGCTGCTCTAGCTTGTGCTTTAATATGAGTAAACATCTCAGTATTATATGCAGTAGCCATAGGAGTCTCCCACGGTATCCCTACACGCTGTAATGCGCTATGGAAACCCATTGCCCCTAGTCCTAAGGAACGCTCTTGTGTGGCGCTGTAGACAGCTTTACGGAGTTCTTTAGGTGCATGGAAGCAGAAGAAGGATATTACATTATCTAACATAGTGATTAGGTCAGCAACCATAGTGGTTTCTTTCCAATCTTGATAATATTCAAGGTTTACACTTGACAAACAACATACTGCTGTACGATCTTCGTTTGTCGGTAGATGAATTTCATTACAAAGGTTTGAACCTTTAATGGTTAAACCCTTTTCTCTCATTTCTGGTGGTAGGTGTCTGTTAGCTTCATCAATAAAGTTTAGGTATGGTTCTCCAGTACGGAACCGTGTTTCTATCAGACGTTCCCATAGGTCTCTTGCAGGTATTGTGTCTCTTGCTGTTTGATCATTAGGATCTATAAGATCCCAAGTACTCCCGGACACTACTGCATCCATAAATGAATCAGTTATGTTTACAGCGTTGTGAATATTGAACGCTTTACGATTAGGATCTCCACCTGTTGGTACACGTATGTTAATGAACTCAATTATGTCAGGGTGTGAGATGTCCATGTAGGCAGCATAAGAACCTTTTCTAGTCTTGCCTTGTCTGTAAGCAGTCATATCGCTGTCTACTGTTTTTAAGAAAGGTATTGGTGAAGGTGCAACATCACTGACAGACCTAATGTCTGACCAATGACCACCTACGCCACCTCCTTTTACTGAAAGCCAACGTAGTTCTGTAGAATGTCCAATAAGCCCTTCTAGTGAATCAGGTACATAAGCTAAGAAACAACTAATAGGAAGACCACGTACTTTTTCTCCTAGTGCTGGTGCGTTAGACAGGATAGGTGAGCTGAACATAAACCAACCTTTACTTGCGTAGTCATATATTCGTTGTGCTAAATCATAATCAGCTTTACAGAATGCCATAGCAGCTCTTGCATATGCATCTTGTGGGTCTTCATTTTCACGACAGTAGTAGTCTTTTAATAATGTGTAAGCTTGATTTGAAAGTAAACTATTTCTAGAGTAATCAACTTGGATTGTCATTTAACCATCCTTCAACTGTTTCTTTATCTTTAAACCCAATGAGTCTGTTATTTGTTTCTGTGTTTAGTAGTGTTGGAACACTTCGTATTTTATGTTCTAAAGCTAAAAGCCAATCAGATTCTATATTACATGATACATAGTCAATCATTTTATTATCTAATAAGGTGCTAAGTGCATAGCAAGGCTGACATCCTTCTGTGTAAAACTTTATAATCATTGGTCATCCTCGTCTTGCATATATTCATCTAATGCTTCAGCTACTCTAAGCTCTGACAGGGAATCTATTAATTTTGTCAGGTTGTCTGTTTCTTTATCATTTATTACGTACTGTAGTAGATGGGGGACTCCGTTTTTATAACCTATTACAATCGATTTAAGCCATGTTTTTGTATCAAATATCACTTATCACCTCTATTGAAGAACTCTAATTGCATTTCTAATACATGGATTGCTTTTTCAAGATCTTTAGCATGTGATCCTTTTTCGCGTGTTAGGTATTTATTTACTTTTGTGTAAATAGATGCACGTATTCCTTCATAACCGAAGTTAGCATATGTAGCTTCAAGTGGTTGAATTCCTTGATATTTGTAGTGATCACCACCTATTTGGGAGTCCATTGCTGAGTTTTCAATTGTTGGTTCTGTCTTTATTTTATCTTCAACCATTCATTTTGTACCCCTGTAATTATTAGCTTGGTAAACTGCTTCCGCAAAACCTCTTGGTG